CGTACACGGAAGCATGAAAATGTTATCTTTAGGTGGCGGATTTGTGAGGATTGCGGGAAAGCGTTCACCACGGAAGAGACTAAATGTGACGGGAAACCCTCCTAATACGTGCTATATATACCATATCTACCATATACCCCATATATGGACTACTCTTCCTTGACTTCCACAACATATTCACCCCACAATCTACCTTCTTTTTCATCTTTTCCTCCTTGGGAGGGTCCTGGAATGGTCCAGGGCTCTCCTTCCTACCCGGAGAGGGGGGATTGCGGGGGCGTAAATGCCAGGCGGAAGACCCACAGATTACGATCCTGAGTATCATCCAGCTAAGGCCCATGAGTTTTGCTGTGAGTTCGCTTTCACAGACCTGAAGCTTGCTCGTCTTTTCGATGTTTCAAAAGCCACAATCACCAACTGGAAGAAAGAACATCCTGAGTTTTTAGCCTCCATACGCGCGGGAAAAGACGACTATGACTCTGGATTGATTGAAAAAAGCCTTGCGCGACGTGCCAGGGGTTTTCGTTATACTGAGACCACAAAAGAGATTTCTCCCCTACCAGATTCAGAAACCGGCGAGACCGAGATGGTGATAACCAGGCAGGTTAAGAAGCTTGCGCCTCCCGACACAAAAGCCATTGAGTTCTGGTTGCGCAACCGGAAAGCGAAGAGATGGCCGGATAAGCACGATTTGAAGTTGGAGGGAGATCTCAACATCAACCTGATTGATTCATTTGCAGAGGAAAAGGAAAAGGATGAATGAATATTCCGTTCAACTTCATTCCTCGCAACTATCAGAAACCGTTATATAATTCAACGAGCAAGGGATATAAGCGTGGCGCTTCAATTTGGCACCGAAGATCAGGAAAAGACAAAACTTTTATTAACCTCATGGTTAAAGAGGCTTTTAAACGTGTCGGCGCTTATTATTACTTTTTCCCCACATACAACCAAGGCCGTAAGATCCTCTGGAACGGTATGGATCGAGACGGGTTCCCATTCCTTAGCCATATTCCAGAAGCAATCAGGGCCAGCTCAAACAAGACAGAAATGCTTATTACCCTCCGCAACGGATCTCTTATCCAGGTTGTGGGGTCAGACAATATCGATTCTATCGTGGGGACAAACCCTATTGGTTGCGTGTTTTCAGAGTATGCGCTCCAAGATCCCCGCGGGTGGGATTTCGTTAGGCCGATTCTACGAGAAAATGGAGGATGGGCCTTCTTTAATTTCACTCCCCGAGGACACAACCATGGCTATCGTCTCTACCAGATGGCGAAGAATAATCCAGCGTGGTTTTGTGAAGTCCTTACGATCAATGACACCGGTGTCCTCACAGGAGCAGATATTCAGGCCGAACGCGACGAGGGGATGGACGAAGACCTCATCCAACAAGAATATTATTGCAGTTTTGAGGCTGCGGTCCTGGGCGCCTACTTTGCGAAGCAACTTGCACTGGCCCGGAACCAGGGTCGAATCTCCCGGGTTCCGATTGTCCCGGGTGTTCCGGTCGATACGTTTTGGGACCTTGGAATCAATGACACGACTGCTATTTGGTTCACACAGACCGTTGGCCGCGAGATCCGGATTATCCACTACGAAGAACACTCCGGTGAAGGCCTCGAATTCTATGCAGACCTTCTCCGCGATCTGTCTAAAGACCTTGGCCTCAGTTATGGCCGGCACGTTGGGCCGCACGATGTTGAGGTTAGAGAGTTGGGGACTGGTAAAACCCGAATCGAAACAGCCGCAAAATATGGCCTCAAATTTGAATCAGCTCCACGGCCAGAACGAAAAGAAGACTCGATCAATGCCGCAAGGAGCCTTTTTCCCTATTGCTGGATCGATGAGGTCCATTGTGAGCGCGGGATTGACGCCCTTGCTTCCTACCATAAGGGCTGGGATGAAAAGAATCGTGTATGGCGGGTTAGCCCCGTCCATGATTGGGCGTCAAATGGCGCTGACGCTTTCCAAACAATGGCCCTGGGGCATAAGTTTCAATCTATGGGCTCTGGCTTCGTCCCTGACAGGAAAACGACCAGGAAGGTCAATATGTCACGCGCAGGACGACATTTCACTCCACGCAGGAGAGCTGCTTAATGCCTGTTAGCGCTGCATTTAAAAAACCAGACATTAAAACCCTGCAAATGTGGGTTGCAGAAGCGCATTGGGGATCGTCGGAATGGCGGGCGGAATCCTGGACAGATGAGGCAATGTATGACGGTGATCAGTGGAACGCTGACGACATTACCGCTGCCGATGATGCAGGTATTGAGATGCTAACCATTAACCGCACATTCCCCGTAATCAACCTCATTCGTGGCTCACAGACAATCAATAAGACAAGTATCGTAGCCAAAGCCCGCACACAAGACGACTCCGAGTTGTCCCAAACCATGACCGAGGGGATTCAATTCGTCTTAGATCAATCAGACGGGCAGTTTTTAGTATCATCCGCGTTTCGTGACGCGATCGTTCCCGGATTCGGTTGTCTTTGCCCTGGGTTTCATCCAGACCCGCGCAGGGAAAAAGTCCGGGTCGCTTATCGTGACTGGAAAGAAATTTGGTGGGACCCTTTCGCCTCTCCGTGGTTTAGCCCCTTAGATTGTCGTTATGTGTTTCATCAACGATGGATGGATCTATCAGCCCTCGAGGCGATGTTCCCGAAGAAGGAAGCTGAACTTAGAGACTATTTCGCCGATCTTACCGGCGGGATGAAAAGCGAATGGAATTCCATATTCGACGATGAGGCAACGCTTGTTGAGGAAGATACCAGGACTATTTCCGGTTCAGACTGGTCCGATGCTCAGAGATCCCGGGTTCGCCCTGTTGAGATGTGGTACACGATATTTGCCAAGGCCTGGTTCGCCAGGTTTTCCGATGGCCGGGTAATCGAACTTGAAGACAACATGCCATCGATGGAGCAATACCAGATTATCGAGCAGGCCCAGGAGGTCGTGGCGGCCACGATCCGGAAGGTGCAGGTCGCAACATTCTTAGGCGATATGATGTTACAGGAACTTCCTTCCCCTTATCCCCATGACCAATTCCCGTTTGTCCCGTTTGTTGGATACACCGATCGATATAAGCACCCTTACGGTGTCCCAAGACAGATTAGAGACCAGAACATCGAAGTCAATAAGCGTCGTTCCATGGCTATGGCATTATTATCAAAGCGCAGAACGATTGTTGAGGATGATGTGGCCGGGGACAAAGAAGGCCTCCAAAAGGTCTACGAGGAAGCAAACAAGCCTGATGGGTTCGTGGTGGTTAGCCCGGGCAAGATCAAGAAGATCGATATCCAGGAACATCAAAACCTTGCAGACTCCCAGATATCCATTTTACGCCAGTCCGAGATTGAGATCCAACAGATATCCGGGGCGAATGATGAGCAGATGGGTTATCCGAGCAGGGCGGAAAGCGGGAGAGCGATTGAGAAACGTCAAATGCAGGGCGCAACCGTTACCGCCTCCCTGTTCTCAAACCTTCGCCGGTCTACGAAGATGCTGGGAGAGCAGGTTGTTTCGTTGATTCAGGGCGCATGGACCGCCGAGAAGATCCTCCGTATTACCGATAGGCTGACAGGCGCTGAGAAGTTTGTTGCGATTAATGAGCAGGTACAAGAGGGCGAACAGCTTGTCTTGAAGCACAACATCACACAAGGGAAATACGACCTTGTCGTGTCAGATGCCCCACAGACAGACACAGTTAGAGAGAAAAACCTGAATCTAATCATTGAGTGGGTGAAGAAGAGCCCACCCGAGATCATCCCCCAGCTTATTAACCTGGCCTTTGAGATGTCAAACCTCCCAAACAAAGAACAGCTCCTTGCCCGTATGCGTCCGATTCTCGGGATTGCTCCCGGGGAAGAGGATCTAAGCGCGGACGAAATCAAACAACGGACCATTGAGCAGCTTGAGGCACAGCAACAGGAACAGGAGCAAGCGGCGGCAGTTGAGCAGGAAAGAGTTAGACTTGAACTTGAAAAGATGCAGGCCGAGAACGAAAAGACCCAAGCCGAGACACAGAAGATATTACAGTTCCCGGAGATTGAGCGGGAGAAGGTGAAGACTGCAAAGTCAAAGATAGAATTGGACGGGTTTAAGACCGGGTTCGATATACAGACCAAGGCAGATCAGGCCCGGGATAAGGAGTATGAGGGATACCAGAAGGAAATGAATCAGGGAGGATAGGCGTAATGGCACAAGATCCATGGAAACATAGAAGTGAGGGCATGAGTTGTAAAACCTGCATGTGGTTTGTGGAGAAAGTTACTCCCAAGGTTACGGGATATGACGGGATGCCGGTCGTAGGTGAAACTAAGGATTCTCTACCGGGTAAGATTGGTAGATGCCGAAGACACGCGCCGACCATGAACGGTTACCCGGTCGTCTTTATGTCGGATTGGTGTGGTGACCATAAACTTGATGAAAACAAAGCGTAAATTAAAACAATGCTGGACGTGTTCTGATTATGTTCACCATGAACACAAATGGAAGTGGTCAGCATGGTTGTGTGGACGAATTCAATACTGGCGCAGAGTCCTCATCTGGGATGGCACTTATTGACTTCGATGTTAGGAGGGTAAATAAGTATGACGCCACAGCAAGAAACTAATTTCGAGCGGAAAGCCGAACAGCACTTCCAGGGGCACAGGGGTTTATTGCCTGGGCGTGATTTCAGATGGAATGTTTTCCATCTTCGGGACGAAGACGATGAATTCAGGTCCAGGTATGACGAGACCTTCCCGGATGCTCCGGGATCTCCGGGTTGGTTTGAGAAGAAATTTGGAGGCATATAGCAATGGCAAAAAAAGGAGTTCCAAAAGAGGATCATAGTGGCGGGGGAACCAGGGTCAACAGGGGCCGTGGCGGTTGTGGTAACACCAAGAAGACAGGTAAGGGTAAATAATGGATTGGGATCTCGAAATCAAGC